ATGGAGCAGGAGTTGATTTAAGAGCATATACTAATTATGCAGCAAGTGCAGAAACAGAATTTAGATTATATGTAAATAACAGTTCAAATGTTTTAACTGAAGCGTTACGAATAGCCTCTACAGGAGCAGCTACATTCTCAAGTAGTGTAACGGCAGGGGGTTTTATGAGATTACCTAATAACGTTTTTTTACAATCAGCAGATACTTCTACAGGTTGGATTGAAATGGTAAAAGGAGATGCATCAAATAATACAGTAATAGCAAATAATAAAGGAGCTTCTATTGTATTTAATAATGACGCCTCTACCGAACGTATGCGCATAACAAGTGGGGGTAACGTAGAAATAGCAACAGGCTCAATAAAGACAGGAGAACCAGACACGGGTTGGGGTAGAGCAGCAATCAAAATAGGAGCAAGTGTAAGTGGCACTGCTTTTAACGTAACTCGTTACTTACCTGTAAGCGTAGACGGAACAGTATATTATATTAATTTAAATAGTTCAACACCTTAAAAATGGCATTAGAAACAAAATGGGTAGTGGTTCAAATGGATACCGCACCTTCAGAGGACACATTAACAGACGTAGTTAAAAGAGTACATTATCGTTACGAGGGTACAGACGAACAATACTTTGCCGATATTTACGGAGTATTGTCTTGCGAAACACCTTCGGAAACTGACTTTACTGCTTACGAAGATTTAACTTACGAGCAAGTATGTACCTGGTTAGAAGCAGGGCTGAACGTAGAAGCTATGGACTTAAACTTAGCTACTCAGATTGAGAACCTTAAAAACCCACCGATTGTAAATTTGCCAATTCCTTGGAATAGTTAATTTACTATATCTTTACAAAAAAAACAACGTATGAAAGCAATTCCAGGTTATCCTAATTATTCCATAAGTATAGAAGGAATAGTATATAACACTAAAAAGAATAAACAATTAAAGCCTGTTTTATCAAATGTAGGTTATCTAAAAGTAACTTTATGTAATAATGGAACAAGGAGAGATTTTAGTTTACATAGGCTTATTGGAATTGCATACATAGAAAACCCTAATAATTATCCTATGATTAATCATAAAAATGGGATAAAATCTGATAATAGGTTAGACAATTTGGAATGGTGTAGTGCAAGTCAAAACATACAACACGCTTTCGATATAGGATTAAAAAAACAAACACATCGACAAGGAAAGATTGCATCTGAAATACATTCAAAACCAGTTATTGATTTACAAACAGGTATATTTTATAGTTCTGTAAGAGAAGCTGCAAAGCTTTTAGGTATGAATAAAAATACTTTATATGGATATTTATTAGGTAATAACCCAAACAAAACATCATTAATTTACGCTTAAAACAACAAAAATGAAGTACAAGCAACTATTACAACTTGTCAATAATCTTAATGCGGTTATTGGTAGTCAGGAAACCAAAACACAAAAAAAGCTATTCCAAATCTACAACAAGGTTAAACAACATCACGAGGACTACCAAGCCGAAGTTGAAATCTTGCGTTTAGACAATGCGCAGACAGACGATAAGGATTGCTTGTTACTTGATGACAAAGGAAATTACAAATTCTCTAAAGAAGGTATCAAGAAGCTTACCAAAGATATTGATGCGCTAAATGATAAAGAATTTGATTTTCAAATAATTAACGTAGTCAATCCTAATGGCTTAGAGAATTTCACATTCTTAGAAGATTGGACTACTGGCATAGAATTTAATAAACAAGAAGAAGAAGAACTATAATGGCAAATAACCACCAAGCAGACCAATCAACAATCGTATCCTTAGTAAGTGCTACATTAAGCATTACGAGTATTCAACCACTATTCACATTGTTGGCGAGTTTGGTTGCTATTGTTTCAGGCGGTATGGCTATTCGATACTATTGGAAAATGACCAAAAAACTAAAATGAGAATACTACTTTTAGCTTTATTACTTACATCTTGCGCTTCGGTAAAGAAGTTTGAAAAGAGATTTGATAGCACGGGGACAACTAAGATTGACTCCGTGCATCTTACTTTTTACGATAGCGTAACCAAGATTATAGAAAAGGAGCAAGTATTTACAAAAGAGGTTACGATTTATGACACAATTCGTGTTACAAAAGATAGCATTATAGTAGTTCCTAAAATAGTAACTAAGTGGGTGTACCAGACAAAAGACAAGCAGACCGACAATAGCTTAGTTAAAAAAGACACAATAGCGTTTAATCGCACAGAAACGGCTCAAATTTCGATTGTAGATAAAAACAAGGTAACTACCGCAAATAACTTTTGGAAGGCTATAATCGGTCTAATAATAGCGATTGTGTTAATTTTAGCTTATTGGAATAGATTATGGAAGTAAACAAAGCAGGTAGAGATTTAATAAAGCAGTTCGAAGGCTGCAAGTTAAAGGCATACCAATGCAGCGCAGGGCATTGGACTATCGGTTGGGGTAATACGAGGTACAAAGATGGCACGAAGGTCAAGCAAGGCGATGTTATTACACAGGAAAGGGCAGACGAATTATTTGATTACATACTCGAAGATTTTATCAATCAAATAAAACCTTTAATAAAAAGTTTATTGAGCGATAACAATTTTTCTGCGATTGTTTCGTTTGCTTACAATGTAGGGGTAAACAATCTTAGGAGAAGCAGTTTGCTTAGAAAGGTAAATGCAAACCCTAAAGACCCTTCTATTAGAGCTGAATTTATGAAGTGGACAAGAGCAAACAACGTGGTGCTTAAAGGGTTAGTGAGGCGTAGAGAGGCTGAAGCTAAACTATATGAGCAACTTTAGAACTATATTAGTAAACTTATTATCAGACGAAAGCAACAGTATTAGCCACAAAAGAGTAGTGGCAATGCTTGGCAGCGTTTGTCTTTTTATATCCCTGTTCTTAAACATAATCTTAAAAATACACCCAAGCGATAAGTTGGTAGATGCGGTGTTGTATCTCACGCTTTTTGCTATGGGTTACACTACAATAGATAAATTCAGCAAAAAATAAATAATGCTAAAATCAAAACGCAAACGCCTATTCTTTGACATCGAAACCTCTCCAAACGTAGGCTTTTTCTGGAGTGCAGGATATAAGCTTAATGTAACTGCGGATAGCATAATACAAGAACGTGCTATTATTTGTATTTGTTACAAGTGGGAAGATGAGAAAGAAGTTTACTTTTTACAATGGGATAGCAAACAGAATGACAAAAAGATGCTACAAAGTTTTATCGAAGTAGCAAACACGGCTTCGGAATTAGTAGGGCATAATGGAGATAAGTTCGACCTTGCGTGGATAAGAACACGCTGCTTGTTTCATAAGATTGAAATGTTCCCTTCTTACGTTACTATTGACACGCTAAAGGTAGCACGTCAAAAGTTTAGATTTAATAGCAACAAGCTTAATTACATAGCTGACTATTTAGGCATTGGCACTAAGATAAAAACCGAATATAGTTTATGGAAGGACATCGTTCTGCATAAGGACAAAGTGGCTATGGCTAAAATGATTAAGTACTGCCAAAAAGATGTTGTGTTATTAGAACAAGTGTTTAACGCACTTAAAAACCACATCGAACCTAAAACACATTACGGAGTTATCTTCGGACAAGACCGAGGCTCTTGCCCTGAATGTGGAAGCGATGATTTAATTATTTCACTTCGTAGAACAACCGCAACGGGTGTAAAGAAAATACAATACAAGTGCAAAACTTGTTTTAAGATACATAGCAAAACCGACAAATAAATGGACAGTAAAATATTAGCAGCAGTAATAGAAGATATGCGTAGGCGTGAACTTGTAGGGAAATCAAAGTACGGAACTACAATGGATAGAAGTGATTTAAGCACGGGGCAATGGATAACACACCTAAAGGAAGAGCTGCAAGATGCAATACTTTATTTAACCAAATTAGAAACTATACACAATGCGCCTCAAAAAGATATTTAGCTTCGGCAATATTTTAGACCGAGAAACCTACGAGCAACTAAGGGAATTAGATTACAAGAACCCTAACTTTAAGGGTTGTGCTGACGAGTTCCAGTTTAATCGTGAATGGTGGATTATGATTGACGAAGGCGAGATAGTAGCTTATTGCGGCTCAATTTATTCTAAGGGCATTTGCATATTTAACAGGGCGTGGGTACATAAAGATTATAGAGGGCAAGGCATACAAAGACGAATGATTAAAACAAGGCTAAAAGCTGCTTCTACTTTTTGTCATATAGCCATTACATACACAACCTTAGACAACTTTCCAAGTGCTAATAACCTTATAGATTGTGGCTTTAGGCTTTACTTACCCGAATATTCTTACGGGGGTTCTGACAAACTTTACTTCCAAAAGTTACTATAAAAGGTAGTAAAACTACTACTTTTGGCTGCATTTTACTTCCGACTTTGTACGTTCTGATGTACAAAATGTGTCATAAATTGCACAATTTGATGTGCTTTTATCCTATATAAGACACATTATTTGCAACAATGATGCAAAAATAATTTTAAAATATTTTAATAGTTTTGCACTTTGTATTGTGTATTGTTGTATCTTTGTGTAAACAAAACACAAAATGACACACTTAACCACCTACCAAATGTTCCAATATCAGCGATACAAGAACATATTAATTGACGGGGATAGGAGTACTACAAACCCTTATGACCCTGCCTTATTGCCTAAAAACTACGATTACGAAGATGACGATTACACGTTTACTCGTTGGGTAGAAAACAATGCAGAACTTGAACTTTTAAAAAACGAATTATATGAAGATTGATTTTGTAAAAGAAACTAAGCCAGACGGAACAATTTTCTACTATACTTTAGTAGATAATAAATACGATAGTATGAGTATGTACTTAGAATATTCACAAGCTTACGAATACTTTGTAAGCCTAAAGAAAAGACAAGAACCTATTATCGAAATTTTAGAACACTATTCTATTGACATACAAAACAAATAACAATGAGCCTAATTAAAATTCAACAGGAATTAAAAGCACCTAAAAACCAATTCAATGCTTTTGCTAAATACAAGTACCGAAGTGCAGAAGATATTATAGAAGCTGCAAAACCTATCTGCCATAAGTACGGCTACGCTTTAATGTTAAGCGATGAGGTTATAGAAGTAGGCAGTAGGGTATATGTAAAAGCTACTGCTTGTTTAAGCAACGGAGAAGATAACATTACTTGCACGGGTCTTGCTCGTGAAGAGGAAAACAAAAAAGGAATGGATGCTTCGCAAATTACCGGAGCAGCAAGTAGTTATGCCAGGAAGTACGCACTTAATGGATTGTTTGCAATAGACGATACCAAAGATGCAGACGCTACTAATGAGCATAAAGACGAAGTAAGCGAAGGACAAAAAGCGTTCTTGATTGAAGCACTTGATAAGACAAAGTTTACTCAGGAGCAGAAGTATAAAGCTATTGAGAAAATCAATGCCATTAAGACCTTAGACGAATTTAATAAAATAAAAGAAACCATAAAGAAAAGCTAATGAAAACCGCAATGCAAGAATTATTAAGTGAAATGTCTAATCCTAATTGGAATAGATTATCTTTTGATGCCAGATACAAAATGTTTGATAAATTACTTGATTTAGAAAAAGAGCAGATAATTAAAGCACATATAGATGGCTTTGACCATATTGTTGTAGATTTTAAAAAACAAGAATACGCAGAACAATATTACAACGAAACCTATAACCAAAACGAAAGTTAATGAGAGAATTGCTACCATTTGAAAGGCAGATGCTACTTGCAGAAGTTTACCATTACGCTTGGTATAACGAAGATGCTTATGCAGACCTATTATTATTTATAGAAAAATATAAAAACCTTTTAGACAAACCAGTATTTTTAACCCCAATCAATAACAATGACACAGAAACAACGCATCTTGAACCACTTGCTTTCGGGCAAAACCTTGACACCAATTCAGGCATTAACGAAGTACAATAGCCTTCGACTTGCAGCCGTAGTATTTGAATTAAAACGCAAAGGCTACAAAGTACAAACGGAATTAATTAACGTTGGTACAAAAAAACAAAGTAAATTAGTAGCTCAATATTCAATTAAAAACAAATAAAAATGGAACAAAAAAAATGGAGTGCAGGTGCTTGGAAAAAGCAGACCGCTAAAGGAGAAGTAATTAATTTTACAATCAATGATGTTAAGTATTCGATGTGGGTTAATGCCTACAAGACAGAAGACAAACAACCAGATTACAAGATTTATGTAAATGATTTCAAACCTAAAGAAGATACGGAAGGATTGCCGTTTTAATTATGCTAAATAGAAAGAAGGACATATCAATAAGACAATTAAAGGAGTTATACTTTGCACAACGCAACACCCATTTGCAGCTACACGAAATGATGCAGCAACTTGGATTGTTAGGCATAGAAGATAACGAACCTTTAGGGTTAGACATTGGCGCAAGGACTATTGTTAAATTGGTAGACGAAGAGTTTGAGTGCGATGTATTAATTAAGGATAGATCATTAAAAAC